GGTGTCCGTTCAAGCGTTCTGTCAGCGGATAAACCTTGCCGTGATTCACAAGGCAACTCATGCACGTTGTCGCGTCTTTCGAACTCCACCACGTCCAGCCGTCCACCACGTCCTGATTAGCTATGAATTGCGCGTGAGAGGCATCTCTGTCAGCGTGCAGAATCGCTGTTCGTGTCATTCGCATTGCGTCGGTCAACCCACCGCCCATAATGCGTTCAAATGTCTTTGCAACCTTTGTCGGGTTGTAACCAAACGCCACCCCTTCTGTCAGCGCGTCTGCAAGCCTTGACGTGTGCTCTGAGCTGAACATGCTCAATCGTTTCCATAACGGTGAGTCTTCCTGCAAGTAACCCAGCATGTTGATCACCGCGTCTGTCGAGATTGTTTGCGGCATCGCTAATCCGAAACTGGCAAGGTACGCGTTTGTCTGCTTGATTGCCAGTTCTGCCGCTGCTCTCGTGCCAGTTCTGATTTCGATCTCGGTGTAAGCCGCGTACTTGTTGAACTCTTCTTCCGCCGATGTCAATAATGACTTGTATTGCGCAAGCCGGTACATTTGTCCGGTAGTCGGCTTGTCCAGTTTGCTCATTGCCAGAATAAGCGAGTCCATCTTCGGCAATAAGCGCGTGTACAATTCGCGGTACGTCTTTGCCAGTCGTAGTAGAGCCGCCGCGTCCTGCCGGTCAATCGCCTTCTTGAACGCAATTGCGAGTTCAGTCGCTGTTGGCATTCACATCCTCCAGCATCGGCAAGCGGTAATGCGCAATCCGCTTCTCTGCAATCTCGACATATTCAGCCTCACGCTCTATGCCGATGAAGTCCCTGCCTTCCAACTCGCAAGCAATGCCAGTCGTGCCAGACCCCATGAACGGGTCTAACACCACCCCACCAGTTGGCGTTTTGGTAAGCCGCACAAGGTAGCGCATCAATTCGATTGGTTTGACGGTGGGGTGGTGGTTTTGGGACGGACTTGATTTGCCCATCGTTTTGCCACTTCCGTTTGTTTGTCCTTCCCAGTTGCTAATGCCGAGCGGTCTAACTTCCTGAGCCTCCATCCCCTCCAGCCCAGCGTTGCGCTCGCTTCGGCTGGCTTTAGCGCAGTAAAAAAAGCGCGCGGCTGAGCCGTTGCTTCCATTATCCGAATATGATGTTACATTAGGCATTACATAGCTCGTTTTACTGATTGCGTTTCTTGGTTGCCCTGCCTGATGCGCCCCACTCTTCGTTTGCGGAAACCCACTCACCACCTCGTCCGAGCCTGGATTTGGCAAGCGTATAAATAGTCGCCTAATTTCATCTGGCATTGATTTGTAAACGCTTTCACTAATCCGCATAAGTCCTCCCGTGTACTTTATAATGGCACGGTTGGCAAAGCGTTATCCCATTATCAATGTTCCATAATTCGGGCGTATTTCTTGCCATATCTCTGTCGGTCACTCCGTTCATTTCAATAAGTTGAGCAAGCGGAATAATGTGGTGGCTTTCAAGAACTTCAATTGAGCCACAGTTCACGCATTTACCATCGCGTTCTTTTACCGCATCCATCCACTTGCGGTTTTCAGTCAATCGCCTAATTGAACTGTTTAGCCTACTTGACCCACCGCGCCAGTTGTAGTGATTTTCACCGCGCGTTTTCTTGCCTCTTTCAGTAACTCTGTCAAGATTGTTCTTACACCAGCAGCTAATTGACTTCGCTCGTTTTCGGTTGGATTCTTTACTTTTCGGGATACCGTCAAGATGATTAGTTCCTTTTTCACGCCCTAATTCAAGCGCGTTCTTTTGTGCTTCGGTAACTGGAAACAATCGCTTTGCTTCGTCCCTATGCTCAAGACAAGCAACCCATCTAACCTTCGCCAGTTCTCTTGGTCGCCTATAAAGCGACTTGCCACAAATAACACACTTGCAGTTAGGCGTTCTCATCAAACCACCTCGCAAGTTCCATTAGTTGTGACGGCGTTACATCATCGCGTAATTCATACTCATCTTCGGGATAAGACAAAATCAGGTTCGCAGGGAAGCGACCTTGCGGGTGACTTGCAACTGGCTCTATACGCTTGCCGTCAGGCGATTCCCCAACGCTAAACGAATTTCCACCTGCACCATTAGGGTACGAGTATCTATCTTCCGTCCCCACCCTACCCCCGTCAATCCACAAACCAGCCACGCCCCAAGTGAGCGCGTTGTTGACAAACGTGCCGTCAATCGGCTTCATCGCCACGACAATCGGCTCAAACGCGGGCTTGAGCGCAGTGCCCCAGCCGTGCCAGAGCTGCGCTTCGGGTGTGGCGGGTGCGGTGATTAATCCAATCTTGCTGTCAACTTCTTTTCGTTGATTATTCTCTGAGTTTACAAACTGATTGTTGCCATCTTGGAAATGATAAGCATATCTGCCGTCTGTCCGCTTACCAATTACAACAGGCTCTTTACCAGCCTGCTTGTCAATCCCCTTGCCGATGTCGTAACTTTTTGGGAATCCGCTCCCGTATACCCAAGCGATAGTGTCACGGATTTCAAAGCCAGCGTCCTCAATAGCGCACACCATTCGGTGATAGGTGCGAGTGCCGCCGAATGCAAGCATAATCGCGCCTGGTTTCAGCACCCTGAATACGGCTTGCCAAGTTTCAGGCTGGAACGCAATGCCGCTTGAATCCCACTTCTTACCCATGAAACCTAACTCGTAAGGCGGGTCAGTGATGCAGGTGTCAACGCTATTCTCAGGTAAGCCAGCCAACACTTCCAGACAATCGCCGGTATAGATCAACTATTCCCCCTGCCCAAACGCTCTGAGTAACGCAGCGCCGATATTGTCAGCCGAAGTCTGGTCGCCTTTGATTCGCTCTTCTTCGTCTTCCCAAACATAGCCTCTCAACCCAGCCGCAGTCTGCTTGCTCACAAGTCCTAACTCCAAGTCGGTACGCAACGCCTGTGAAGTCTCGGCTTCATTCGCTGGCATAACTTCTTCCCAAACCACAACGCCGCCATCGGTATCAGGCGCACCTGCAAGTTCCAACAAGCGGTGGTTGATGTCAACAATGGCTTCGGCGTAAAGACCGCGTTTCTCTTCCAACTTGCTCAATGCGTCCTGATACAACACGCGCAAGCCAAAGTTGGTGAGCGAGCCTAACTTGTCAGCCATCGAGTCAATGTCAACCGCTCTGCTCACATCGAACAACGCTTGTCTCAAATAGCGAATGAAGTTCAAGCTCGAAGATAGGTCGCTCTGCATTTCGAGGTTCTGGATAAGCGCGTTAGGGTCGGAGGTCGTGACCATATCGTCAACGCCCCATTGCACCCGCGCTGTGTTTGTGAATCCGCGTGCCCACGTCTTCGGATAGGCGTGATACTTGATAATCTTCGCGGTGTTGGATGATACAAAGTTGATCTTGTCCTGCAAGTCAATCAGGTCATCGGTAATGTCAGGTCGCCCGTAAACGCTCCCAACATCAGGCAAGTTGTGCCAATGAACAATCGGCGCAAACTCATATTCCCACGTCTGCACGTTCGTGACCTCCCACCGTGCACCGTTCACGCTCACATAGTCGGTGATAGTCCAATAGCCAGTTTCTGCATCGTGCTCTGTTACCTGCTTGATGGTCTTATCCTTGCCAGTCACAGGGTCGGTCAACGTGTAAGCAATCGTGTACCGGAATATCGTGTCAATGTCTTCCGGCAATGCGTCCATCGTAACAGTCGCAGGGTCTAATACAACCAATCGCGGGATAAGTTTGCCGTCTTTATTCACCGCGCCATCGGGTAGTATCTTGACGTAGCACGTGCCAGTTTCAGCCCCATACACAGCCGCTCGTTTGAGCAACTGCATTTTGTGGTTGGCTTGCCAGACAGCGTCAATGTATTGCTGGACTGGCGCGTCTGATTCCCCTGGCAGGTCAAATTGCGGCTCTTTGCCGAATAACATCGCAACCGAGCGGTCAACCAACAGCCCAATGAAATTCACAACGATAGCGTCATCGGCAGTCTTGATCGGTGCTTTGTGCAGACCGCGCCTGTAATCTCTTTTCACTGCGGATAGACTGGCACGCTCAACAGCCTCACGCCCTAACAGCGGCTCAAGCAACCAGTTTCTGAAATTGTCCATTACACCCATAACGCCTCGCTTTTAGTATTCATAAAAGGGATTCTTGATAACTTGCACGCGTTCCTGCATTCCACTCCACGCAATAGCCAAACTCATCACACAGTCATCGTGCATTCCATCAGGCGCGCTGTAAGAAAAACTTCCGCTTGCGTTGCGCTTGCTCTCAAATGACAGCAGTTCACCCACCAGCACCGGCTCGTCCAACACACGAATCAGCCCATTTTCGAAGGCTGATTGCAGGCTTTGAATAATTGCCTGCTTAGTCGCCGAAGTGGTTGTAAACGGCACGATATTCAAGCCCCGCGTCACCAGTTCGTCAATAACCGGCCTGCCGATTGAGTTGGATTCCACGACCATCGAAGTAAGAGAATAGCGGTGGTACACGCTTTCCAATCTGTCTATCAGCACCGGATAATCCACTCGGTTGAACCTGTCCATGTAGACCATCTCTTTCGATTCTGCATCCAGCACGCTCACAACCGTAAAATCTATGCTCGAAGCCACGTCCACGCCGGCCACGTATTGCCTGCCTGCTTGAGGCTCTTGCGATTCCAGAACAGCCGCCTCTTGCACGCGCCGGAACACGCCGCCCTGGTCATCCACGAACTCCGCAAGGTATTCCTGGCGGTAGATAATCTCAGGCAAGTCACGCCGTGCCGCTTCAACTTCGCTTGCCGCAATGTAGGGATTATTGACAGTTGGGAACGTCCACGCCGCCCAGCCCTCCTCACCATTGACGCCGCGCTGGTAGTTTTCCCAGAACCAGTTGCGCCCCTTCGGTGTACTGATAAATAATGCCTTGCCTAACCTGTCTGATAGCGCCGGTCTGATAGCCTCCGTCCACGCCTCTCGTTGCATAAACGCGCATTCGTCCATTACTACGAAGTCCAGCCCTTCACCGCGCAATGAGTCGGGATTGTCCGCTGATCTAACAGCCACAAAACCACCGCCTGGAAGCGTAACCATCCTATCCACCAGCCTGACCTCTGCATTCGGTATTTTGCGCGCAATTTGTCGCAATGGTCGCCATCCAACCTCGCTCGTCTTGTAACTTGGACTCACCCACCACGCGCGCCCGCCTTTGCTCGCCGCGTCCAAACACTCGTTGACCCCCAGCCGCGTCTTGCCCCATCGCCTGCCTGCTGACAAGACTTTGAAGCGTGCCTCGCTGTTATGGACTTCGAGTTGCCCTGAATGAGGTTGCGCGTCAATCGTTGTTCTCATCATCCCACTTGACCAACACCGCGCCCCCGTCCGCCCCCGTCACTTCATGCCGATCAACGTAGCCTCTGTCTTTAGCTTGCGTTTTCAGGTAGAAGATTATTGCGGTGATATTGCCTTTTTTGATTTCAGAGAATAGTTTTCCAACAACGTAATCTTTTTGCCGTTCTTTTTTTAGGTTGAATGCGCTCTTGACGGTTTCATAGCGTTCGATATATTTGTAAATAGTTCTGTCAGAACAACCCAACAAATCGGCGATTTCAGAAGGTTGTCCATATTCTGATTTCTCGATTGCCTGAATGATTTCGCTGGGTGTAAACTTCTCGGTCTTTGCCACTTTTTTTAGCCCTGAATTTATGAACTATTGCTCTTCCGCCATTACCACTTTGACAAGGCTTTTCAACCACCCCATCATCGTTTGCACTTGCGGTAAGCAGTACTCCGGCACATTCAGCACGATGTTGTAAGTGCCATCCGCCATTGACTTCACCTGTCGCATCTCTGCTTCAAACTCGACTGCTACCGGCTTCGTTGCCATAACAACCTTGTGCGTACAAGCATCCTCGACCAAGTCCACAGGCACTCACGTCCGCCGTAGAAGTCAGTCACAAGGCTCATCGTTCCCGTTCATCGCGTCAATGCGCTCGGTCAACTCTTTCACCTGCTTTTCGAGCTCACGAATGCGCTTATCCTTGTTGTTGACCACCTTGCTCAACTTGTCCACTTGCGCCTGCAAATCAACATTTTCCTGTTGCAAATTCACGATCATTGCTTCCCTGTCTGATAATGCAGAACGCAAGCCTGACACTTGCGCTTCCAGTAAATCCACCTTTGAGGCTAACTCATCCGCCCGCTTATTGAGAGCGTTCAGCCTCGTTTCGTATGCGGTCGATAGCGTTGCTACACAGTCCGCCTGGATTTTCTTGCGGTTAGCAAGCGCATTCACAACAGCCGCGCCTAAGCCGCCTCCGCCCAGCACCGCTGCTATGATTGCGATCCAGACGTTCTCGCTCATCCGTTAGCCTCGTCTACTGACTCTTTGACTTCGTCCAGCGAGTAAGTCGGTTCGTCTTTTTCGAGAGCATTGAACACGGCAATCAGATTGTCCGGCTTGTCGGTAAGGTCGTGGAGCAAGTTACTCCCACCCCCTGCAACAATGGCAGTCAGAATTTGACCGATGAGTTGGTTCGGAATGAATGTCGCAAACAAGTTCACGCCGGTAAACCAAACGAACACGCCTGCCAGAATCCAGGCTGGATAAGCCAGCCAGAACTTGTCCCAGCCGTATTTGCCAAACAATGGCGTGACTAACATTGCCACGAGCCGGTTAGCCAGTACCATCATTCCGATCACGATTCCAAGTAAATTTACGTCAAAATCCATTCAAGCCTCCGGTCTAATCCATGCCCCATTGTTTGCGCAATCGTGCCTTTTCACTGGGGGATAATTCAGATAAATATTTCAACTCTTCTTCGAACTCTTTTTCTGCTGAAGTCACGCCATCAACATCAACAAACCTGAATCCATCTATCCACTCGATTTCGTTTCCCCATTCGTCATATTCGATTTCAAAGTTTTCAAATTCTTCAAACTCGTCTTCCATTTTTGAATCTCCAATAGCCGTAACTATCACAATATTCCAGTTCAAAGTGTCTAATTTCGACCATGCGCTCTTTAGTCATGGACCTTGACCATTCTTTTAGCCATTCTGGCCATTTTTTATAAGGTCCATATTCCCGAGCACAATTAGCGCACAGCGGTGAATCAGGGGATATTTTCATGCCACAAATGCAATGTCTATTCATCTGCTTCACTACTTATGCACACAACTCGCCCCTTTTATTCATATTTGCCAAAACTCGGTGAATTGTCGGCTGTGAAACCCCCACAATCGCGCCAATCTCTTCCTGCGTATGCCCAAACGCATACAATACGGCAATCTTCCTGTCACGCTCGCTCAACGTGGTAAGCAGACGCTCAAAGTCAATCTTGCGCTCTACGCT